ACATCTAATCACAAAGTAGTAATTATAGACGAGGCAGATTATATGAATGCTGATAGTGTTCAACCTGCTTTGCGTAATTTTATTGAAACATTTTACAATAATTGTAGATTTATATTTACTTGTAATTATGTTAACAAAATAATACCTGCCTTACATAGTCGTTGTACTGTTATTGATTTTGCCATAAAAAATGGTCAAAAGGTAAAGACGGCTACTGCCTTTATGAAACGATTAGGTGGTATACTTGATGATGAGAATATAGAATATGACAAAAAAGTGTTGTCAGAATTAATACAAAAGTATTATCCAGACTTTAGAAGAACTATCAACGAACTACAAAGATATTCAGTTAGAGGTAAGATTGATAGTGGTATATTGTTTAGTCTATCAGAAGCTAATACCAAAGAACTTGTAGCGTCTTTAAAAGAAAAAAGATTTAACGATATGAGAAAATGGGTTGTTCAAAACTTGGACAAAGAGGCCTCCTTTCTCTTTAGAACTATCTATGATGTTCTCTATACAGCACTAGACTCTAAATCTATTCCTCAATCTATATTAATTTTGGCTGGGTATCAATATAAATCTGCCTTTGTTGCTGACCAGGAGATAAATATGGTTGCCTGCCTTACAGAAATAATGGCGAGTTGTAAATTTAAATAAGAGAATAAAATGGCTAGAAGAACATTTTTTAGAAAACTAATAGTAAAATTAAGAATGTGGTATGCTGATATACGAGGTCATCACGGTAAACGTTGGGATTACGAACCAGGTGATTGGTATATGGGTAGACACAACAAAAGAAAGTAGACCATAAGCGGATATGGTATAGAAGTATTACGCCACGTTGCCAACGTGGAGATGGCGGAGCGTTACCGCCTATCCGCTCCAGAATTATTATGTACGAATTGAAAGATTACTTAAACGCAATTAATTTCACTAAAGAAAATCTATTAGACACAGATGATTTAACGTGGGAAAAGAAGTATCCACCGTTCATTATTAACAAGTGTTTATCAATGCATTATGACAGCATAGCAGCTGCTAATGAAATGAATGGCTATCATTTTTTAGAGAAGAAAGTCCAGTTTCATTTTTTAATAAATAGTATAAGAAAAAAGAAGCGATTTGGTGGCAAATGGTTATCACAAGCCAAATTGAAGAATTTAGAGTATGTCAAAGAATATTATGGATATAGTAATGAGAAAGCAAAACAAGCACTTAGCATACTAAAAGACGAACAAATTGAATTTATAAAAGAGACCTTGAATAAAGGTGGGAGAAAAAAATGAGCGAAGAAATTGTAAACTGGTCGCCTGAAAGTATGTTAGAGGTCACAATCAAACAACCAGACGACTTCCTTAAAGTTAGAGAAACATTAACTAGAATTGGTGTAGCGTCCCGAAAAGACAAAACACTTTACCAATCTTGTCACATTTTACATAAACAAGGTAAATACTTTATAACACATTTTAAAGAACTGTTTGCTTTAGACGGTAAAAAAGCTACATTGGTAGAAAACGATATACAAAGAAGAAATACTATTGCTATTCTTTTACAAGATTGGAATTTAATTGACATTGTAAAACCAGCAGAAGCTGAAAACAAAGCACCATTAAGTCAAATTAAAGTATTACCTTTTAAAGAAAAAAAAGAATGGACGCTATCAGCTAAATATAATATTGGAAAAAAGATTGACGAGAATAAGGAAGAAGTAAAAGATAGCAACAATGCAAGTACCGAAGTTTAGAGAATACATTACCGAACAAGATTTAGACCGTAAAGAAAAACCTATTACGATAGCTTTAGTTACGGTTGCAGATTCAAAGGATCCAAAAGAAAATACAACTGCTGATCTAGTACAAAAAGCCTGTAAGAAAAAAGGTATTAAGTGTATTATCGTAAATACTAAAACTACAATCATCACACAAAAAGACGAAGACAAAGGTACATTAACTGTTTATAATTATGACGGTAAAGGTGGTGAATATACTTTTGTTGGTAAAGATACAGTTTGTATTACAAGAGGTGGTGCTTTAGAAGACGAGGCTGGCCTTTCTTTAATATCATCATTTCAAAATTCACAAGCATTTATGTTAAACACAAGAGCAGCTATGCTTACTTGTGATAACAAATTAACAACAGCTTTATTATTTGAAAAGTTTGGTTTACCAACACCAAAAACAGCATTTGTATCAAACGAGAAAAATATTAAAACTGCTTTAGATATGATTGGTGGTAAATTTCCATTGATTTTAAAAACACTTACAGGTACACAAGGTGTTGGTGTAATTAAAATAGAAAGTTATGAAGGCCTTGTTGCCACTTTACAATCAATGTGGAAATTAAATGCTGAAGTATTAATACAAGAATATATGAAATCGGATTTTGATATTAGAACTTTTGTTGTAGATAATAAAATATTTGCTAGTACAAAAAGAGTACATAGTAGTTATGATTTTAGATCAAATACACATAGAGGTGCTGAACCAGAACCTTATATTTTAAGTAAAAAAGAAAAAGAATTAGTATTAAAGGCCGCTAGAGTTTCCAGAGCTTATATGGTAGGTGTTGACCATATCATTTATAAAGGCGAACCATATCTGTTAGAAATCAATGGTAGTCCAGGATCAGGTGCTGATTACGAGGGTTATCAACATAAAGATTACTATTCAGATTCAGAACCATCTGGTAGAATAGATGGCGAAACAATGATGGCCAATATGGTAGATTGGGTATCAGATAGAACACATTGGGATAGACAATCAGGAAGTGAATGTGGTTGGTTAGAAACTGTTGAATTAAATGATATTGGTAAAGTGAGAGCAAAATTTGATACAGGTAATGGATCAGAAGCCTGTGCTTTGCACGCTGATGAGATTTTAGAATCAAAAGGTAAAATTGTAAAATGGAAATATGATGGTAAAACTTATGAAAAACCTAAACACGGTGAAAGTAAAGTTTACAGATCAAACGCCACAAACGAGCCATCTGAAATAAGACCAACAATTTTAATGGATATAACATTTAACGGTTTTACATATCCAGATATAGAAGTAGGTTTAGATCAAAGGCCAAGATCAGGTTCAGATTTACTTATTAATAGAGAACTTATGAGAAGAATGAATATTAGTGTCAACCCTAATAGAACATTTGTATTAAGTAGAAGATTAAAACCAATTGAAAAAGAAGGCAAGCAAGATAAAGTTGGTTTTGAAAAGAAATAACATTGACAAATAACACAGTTTGTGTTATATTAAATAATAAGGAGAAATATTATGTCAGACGTGAAAATATTAAGACTATCTACAGGCGAAGATGTAATCGCCAAAGTAGGTGAAAACGATCAAGGTGTGAGTTTAAACAAACCATTTGTTATTATTCCTCAACAAATGGGTCCAGGAAAACCAATTCAATTAATGATGTCACTATACAATGCTTTTGGTAAAAGTGATAACATAACTATAGCAAAAGATAAAGTTGTGTTTATAACTGAGCCTAAAGATGAGATATTAAAATCATATCAACAAAATACAAGCAGTATTGTAACATCACCAGGTTTAATAACAGAAACTAAACTTCCAAAATTAGATTAATGAAAAAAATAAATGTAACTTTTTATTATGACAATGATAAGAAGTCTGAAACGGTAGAGGTGCCTGTACATCACACATTGATGGAAGCTTCAAAATACTATTCAGAAAACAATTACATTCCAGGAATTGACGCTGATTGTGGTGGTAGTTGTGCTTGTTGTACTTGTCACGTAATAGTTGATGATAAATGGATTGACAAAGTTGGTAAGATGAAAGAAACTAGTGCTGAACAAGAACTTTTAGATTACGAACACAAGGCTACTGAAAATAGTAGATTAGCTTGTCAAATTGATCTAAACGAAAAATTAGACGGTTTAATTGTACACATTCCATAATATATACTATTATATTATTTTAACTTTTTATTATGAATTTTTATAAATCAGTAATTGAACATAAAGGTAAGCTATTAATTCGTGGCATACACAATGGCAAAGACTTCAAAGAGAAGTTAGATTTTGGTCCTACTCTTTATGCTTTAACACAAGAAGAAACTGAATATAAAAACTTACAAGGTCAATTTTTAAAACCAATTACATTTAAAAGTATAGACGCTGCTCGTAGATTTAGACGAGATGTTGTAACACAAAATTCACCTATTTACGGATTAGAAAGATACCACTATCAATATATTGGTAAAGAATATCCTGAAGATATTAAATGGGATAAAGATCATATTAAAATTTTTACACTTGATATAGAAACAACTTGTGAAAATGGTTTTCCTGATGTAGAAAATCCTATTGAAGAACTACTTTGTATTACAGTTAAAAATCAATCTAACAAACAAATTATTACTTGGGGTACAGGTGAGTTTAAAACAGATAGATCAGATGTAACGTATATCAAATGTAAGAATGAAAATCAATTGTTGTTTGAGTTTATGAAGTTTTGGATTAAAAACTATCCAGATGTAATTACTGGTTGGAATACTAAATTCTTTGACTTACCTTATCTAATGAACAGACTTAAAATGGTGGCAGGTGATAAAGTGGCCAACAAGTTTTCTCCTTGGGG